CGAGGGCTCGAACATTGCCCTGGTGTGTAGCAACTGATCTGCCATTGTGTCTTCCTTGCTCCTCGATTCTAGTGTCACCCTGAAGGTGCGGTTCCTGTTGCAGTACCGGCCGCCGGCACTGGGGTAGCGTCCGCTGGCGGCGCACCGGTCGGCGGCAGCGCTGTTCCTGCCGGCCGCCCCTGCGTCAGTCCCGCGGCGCTCACCTTCCGTGGGTCGATGTCCAGGGTGATGCCGGCCTCATCCAACATCTTCATCCACTCAATCCACAACTCGATCACATCCTCCGGCTCATAGCCCTCAGCGCGGATCGCCTCCTGCGGCGGCAGTAGACCGCTGCGGATTCGATCGCGCGTGCTGCTCGTCTCCGACTGCGGGTCGAACAGCTCGCGCTTCGGTGGCGTCCAATCTCCGGTCAGGCCATCGGTGTTGATGCCAACAGCACTGGATGCCGTAAAGAACCACCGCGCCACCTGCCGGAACACCGTCGGCTCCAGCTCCTGCCACGTGTCGCTTTTCAGCCGCCGCTGGAATCCAATCCAGCCCATCCGGCCCTGGGTGAAGCTGCCGCCGCTGTAGTCGCCCGTCAGCTCCTCATAGGTGATGCCAGCGCCGGCCGCGATCTCCAACAAGTAGGCCCTGATCGTCGCCGGCAACTCGTTCGCTACCGGTGGGTTGATCGTCCTGATGTCCTGTCCCGGGCCCAGGTGGACAATCCCGCCAGGCTCGATCCGCGAACCGATCGTGCTCTTCTGGGTGCCATTCGCATCTACATCAACAACAGCCGCTGCCAGGCACGCCGCAATCTTCTCCTTCATCAATCGAGCATCCATCAAATCCTGCACGTCTCGCAACCGCACGAGGACCGGCGCAAGGCATGTCACGCCCCGTGTCATCCCAGGGCGTTCCGGAGTGAACAAATGGATGATCTGCTCTGCTGGCACCGTGTTGCTCACCACGGTCGTCACACGATTTGCCCTTTCCCCCGGATGGTAGTTATATAGCCAATAGTAAGTAGCCTTGTCTTCTGCGTCATAAACAATGCCACGCTTTGTGTAACCGCCGCTTTCGCCGCCAGGGGTGTCGTGTGACTCATCGATCCAGTCGGCTTCCATCACCTGCAGTTGAAGTGGCACCCGCAGACCCAGCCGGCCTATCGTCGCTCTGCTCGGTGTGCGCCACCGGATCAGCACCTCGCCGCTGCCCTTCCACGCCTGCACCGCTTGCTTTACCAGGCCGTCGAAGTTGGCCTTGCCGTAGTAGTCGCACTGAATCGGATCCTTCATCCAATCCTGCATGAGCCGGGTTACAGCCTTGCCGCGGCTGCCGTTCTTCCGGCCATCCTTTGCCTTGAAGCTCCACCCTTCACCAATCAGGTTGTCGCTCCACACCTGCACAATCCTTCTGGCCCAGGGGTTGTTGCGAATCTGATCCCGCGCGCGGTCGCGCATGTCCCCAAACCCTTGAGCGCTTGCGGCATCTGCAGAGCCGCGCTGCGTCATCCAGTTGTCGGTCCGCCGGCCACGACCAGCCGCCGAATACTTCCGCATCTCGTCCAGCTGGAGGCGTGCCGCCTCACGGCGCAACGCCGCGCGGGGCGCGATGGCGGCCAGCAGCTGCTCTAAGGGGTTCATTCGTAATCGCGCACGAACGCCGGGTAGTCGATCCGCACCACCGGAGCGCTCACCGCCGACAGGCTCGCCATGATCATCACCCGTGCCTTCATCAGCTGCTCGATCGATTGGTAACGCACCACCTTGTCGTCATACCTGACCTCCAGGTAGCCGCCGGCGATCGCTCCCTCGATCGCTGTCAGGTGCGCCTGCGTGAACGTGTTCATCTGGGCCACCTCCGTCGCTGCATGCTACTCAGTCCCAGAACGAAGATCCGCCGCTCTCCTCCTCCTGATCGTCCTCCTGCTCTTTCACCGCTGTCGACACTTCCTGCGCCTGCAACGGCATCCCGTGCTCTTCGTCCCAACGCTCATCGCTCCACCGATCCGCACCCACCAGCGCCGCCCCGGCCCTGGCATAGATCCGGCAATCGAGCGCCTCGTTGCGAGGCCGGGTCTTCACCCACTCGAACCGGTTATACCCTCGCCGGTCGATCGTGTTGGTCAGCCGCTCTGCGCATAGCTGCCGGAAGAACTCCTCGCCGTGCTGTGGGAAGTGGCACCAGCCATGCGGCAGCGACTCACCCTCATCCGGTAGGCCCCGCCGCAGCCAGCCATAGAGCTCAGACTTCCCGGTGCTGCTGCCCACCGGCCACACCTTTACGCCGCCGCGCAGCGCCTTGCCGTTGCGCAGCACCTCCACCCGGCCCGGTGTGCCGATGATCGAGGTCTGGCTCTCCGGCCCACCCTTGACGGCGATAACCCGATTGCCGGCCTGGCTCCGCACCCACCGGTAGACCTCCTGGCTCCTGAACCCCGAGTCCACCGCCGTCATCCGGATCGGCAGCCGCTGCCCATCGCCGCGGCCAAACTCCGACCGCACGAACTTCGACAGCTCGCGCCATACCGCCGGCTGCGCCGTGTCACCCGCGAGCACCTGGTAGTCGAGGCTCCAGTTCTCCATCCCCTTGCCCCAGCCCACCACCTCCAACTCGAGGCGGTCCATCTGCACGTCCACGCCGCAGGTGATGAACACCACCCCATCAGGCACGCTGCCCAGTTCGTAGAGCTCCCGGCGGTTGTAAAGCGCTTCCCAGTCCGGGGCCTCGCCGTCGTCGTTCCAGCACTCCGCCAGCACCGTGTTGGTCCAGGGCTTCAGCTGCGCAGGGTTGTCCTTCGCCTTCTCGTACTCCACCGCCGCATCGATCCAGCTGAACCAACCCAGCGGGCTGTAGAGCGCCGAGCAGTGATAGCCCTGCGCCTGACGGTCCGGGAACAGCGGTTCCCACCACTCGTCATCAAACACATCCGGGTCATACCACCAGGCCTTCGCGTCCTCGCTGATGCCCTCGCCGCACTCCTCGCAGATCAGCACCGGCGGCATCCGCAGTGTGTTCGGCAGGCCCGGGTCCTTCGGGTCGTACCGGATCCGATCCCACCCGATCATCTGCCGGTGCCCGCAGTGCGGACAGGGCAGCAGCAGCCGCTGTTGGTTGCTCTCCTCCCACTTTGCCCAGACCGCACTCCGACCCGCCAGTGTCGGAGTCGACGTCCACGCCTGCTTCTTCCGCACGCCAAACGTCCGCGTCCGCGCGCTCACGATCGCCAGCGGGCTCCCCTCTTCGTCCACGTCCGGTGGCCACCGGTCGATCTCGTCGCCGCCCAGGAACCGGATCGGCATCGACGCCAGGCCGCTCGCCGCGTTGGCCCCACCGAGGATCAGGAACCCGCCGGTGAACTCCTTCATCAGCTGCGTGTTGCCCGAGTCCCGCTCGCGCGGGGCCTTTACCTTCTGCTGCAGGCTCGGTGTCGCCTCGACCATCGGGGCGATGCGCATCTTGCTGTAGCGCTTTGCCAGGTCGATCGTCGGCTGCACGAACAGCGCCGGGCCCGGCTGGATGTCTATCACGTAGCCCATCCAGTTGTTCAGCATCTCGCTCTTCCCCATCTGCGCACCGAACACCAGCACCACCTCCTGCACCGTGCTCGTCGCCGAAAGGTCGTCCATGGGCTTGCGGAGATAAGGGGTTCGCGCCGTTCTCCACGGGCCGTGTTCACTCGACGCTTTGCTGCTCAGCACCCTCCGCTGATCCGCCCACTCGCTCACCGTCAGCAGCGGGTCCGGGCGCATCCCGCGCCAGAACGCCAGCAGCGCTTCCTCAGGCAACGCCAGCGGCACGCACCAACTCCTCCAGGGCTCTCACATGATGCTGGTCGATCACTTGCATCACCGCTGCGCGCTGCTCCTGGCTCAGCCCGCCGACCGCTGTTGCAATCTCGCCCACCATCTGCTGGCTAGTGCGCAGCACCGCATCACGCACCTGCATTCCCGCCGCAGCGAATGCTCGCTCCGCCGCCGCCTTCTCTAGCAGCTTGCCGCTCCGCTCCTCGTAATCGAGCTTCAGCAGCATCGCCTTGTAGCCCTCGGCCGCAGCCTTTGCTGAGTTGTACGTGCCAGCAGTGCCACGGTTGCCAGGCGGATCTGGCGGCGCCACCGGCCCCGGCGGCTCGACATCCTCCCCTCTCGCCCGTGCTTTCCCCGCGTTGATCTGCGCTGCACTCCTCACCCTGCCCGGTTCGGTGTTGCGCTCCCACTCGATCTCCGCAATCTCCGGGTCGATCACCCACCCGGGCCGGCCCGTGGATCCCTTCGGCTTCGTCTTCTCCAGCTGGGCGCTGCGCTCCAGCCGGCCAGTCCTGATCGCCTTCCGAACTGCCTGCGGGCTCACGCCCTTCCTGGCGGCGAACTCAGCGACGGAGATCAGCACGTCTTGACGGAGTACCCAGCCTCAACCAGCAGAGGAAGCAGTTCTGCCGGCGCAGCACCGATCAGCTCGATCAGCATGTCCAGCCCCGCCAAGCCACGCACCAACGCCACCAGCTGG